CGATAATGAGTTTTATTACGGCTACCTTAATAAGGCTTGCCTGTCCTCATCATCTTGCAAAAAGCTGTTAGAGGGAATAGATAGTTACTTAGGTAGTACCGAGCCACTAGACAGCAATATGAAGCCACTCAGAGAGGGTAGGCTTATTCACGTTTCACTACTAGAAAAAGACAAGTTAGATGATTACTACCATTTTGTTGATGTGGCTACTAGGCGCAATAAAGGCTATAAGGAAGCTGTTAAGGACCCTTCGTTGGAAGGTAAAGAGATTATGTTATCTAAGGAGAAAGTATGGGCAGAAGGCATTGTTGATGCTGTTCTGGACAACCCAACAGCAAATGAGCTTTTTACAGGAGGAGAATATGAACTACCAGGAATCGGATACGTTCAAGGATTACCCTTCAGAGCCAAAGCAGACTGCTTAAGGGGTGATCGGATTGTGGACCTTAAGACCACATCCGATATCGATTCTTGGCAATATAATATGGATTTATATAATTATGATGCGCAAGCTTATATTTATATGTCTATATTTAAGAAAAAAAGCTTTACCTTTGTTATTGTAGACAAACGAACACTAAAGGTTAAAACATATGATGCCACCAACGATGATATACAACAAGGTTACGAGAAAGTTAGCGAGGCAATTACGAATTATGTTGAGGCAGTGGGATTTTAGAACCCCTGTAGTAAAAGAGTTCTTTATACTTACTTGTAACGATATTATCGCTGGTGTACCTCTTGATGAGATATACGTTAGTATAAACCTATTTGAGGAGCTGGAGGAGTACGAGGAATGTGAAGGAATACTTTTAGCCTGTGAGTTGTGTACAGTATTAACAATGCAAATATATTTAAACAAAGATGACGATGAATAATGAAATAGCCCAAGAGGTAATTAGATTAGAGAAAATAGTATCCACCATAACAGGAAGTGATATAAGAAGTAAAGTGAGAAACCATAGGAATATTATTGCTAGGTCTATATTTTATAAGATAGCATATGACTTTCTTAAACGTAGTGGGTTTACCCTAGGGGCTAAGTCCTATATTGCTAAATATATGGGTAAGAACCACGCTACAGTATTGCACGCACTAAAAAACTTTGATAGAGATATCACTCCTTACGACATCAACAAGAAGATGTACAACAAGAGTTCTGAGGTATTTGATAGCCTTGCAGATACATATACCGCTGTTGATGATAGGGATGTTGAGATAGATAACCTGAAAAACAAAATAACTGATCTTCAGTTAAAATTAAAGGATGCTAAGCCTTATCGCCAAGAGGTTGAGTTACTTGTAGAGCTTGTAAATAAAGTCCCAAGTGAACATATTGAAGATGCAGAGTTCAGAATATTAACAATGTTAAAAGGATTTCAAATTGAACCAAAGAATCAGCAAGCAAAGACTTACGGCTCTTACGAAACTGTTACCACGTTCTAGGAACTTGGAAGCACAGAGCTATTGCCTTAATAAAGGATACAAGATATACCCAATCCCTGAAGGATTGGAATATCGCCTTGAGATAGACTACAAGGGGCAAAAGAAATTAGGAGAGAAGCTGTACAGTAAAACCGAATGGTACAATGCCGTATGGGAATTATACGAGAAGATATATGAAAAAAATAAAAATTAACCACTTAGACTTGTTCTCAGGTATAGGTGGATTCCATTTAGGATTCGAGCGTGCAGGATTCAAGATTAACTCTTACTTTAGTGAGATAGATAAGTACGCAATACAAGTATATAAAGATAAATTTAAAGATAGTAATTATGTCGGATCAGTTACAGATGTTCGTGGAGGAGACCTCCCCAACATCGACCTTATCACTTTCGGAAGTCCTTGTCAAGACTTCAGCCTTGCTGGAAAACGTAAAGGGCTTGGGGGCGAGCGAAGTAGCCTTATCAGTGAAGCAATTAGACTCATCAGAGAAAAGAGACCTCGTGTTTTTGTCTGGGAAAATGTTAAAGGAACATTCTCCTCAAACAATCGCCAAGACTTTGCGGCAATCTTGCAAGCGTTTACCAACATTGGGGGTTATAGACTCGAATGGCAACTGCTTAATACAAAGTGGTTTCTACCCCAAAACAGAGAGAGAATCTACCTTGTCGGATATCTTGGAGACGGAAGTGGAGGACAAATATTTCCTATCGGAGAAAGTAGTAAACAGATTAATGAACTACAGGGACAACAAGGAAACACCTGTACGCTCACAACAAGATACGGAGCAGACGGAAACGGAAGTTACATTATTGAACGTAAACTCGATGCACAAGAAGTAGAAATAATAGATAAAAGAGGCAACATTAAAGCAGACCAAAATAATATACCTACTGTTGTTGCTGGTTACCATAAACACCCAAGTGATTCCCCTTATTTAGAAATAAAAACAAATAACTTAAAAGGATATGAAGTAGCTGAAGAGGGTGATAGTATAAATTATTCTGTGCCTAATTCAAAGACTAGAAGGGGTAGAGTTGGTAAGGGCGTAGCCCAGACTTTAGATACAGCTTGCAACCAAGCGGTTATTGGGGCTATGAGAGGTAGAAACCCTGAAAATCCCTCAGACAGAACCACAGGAAGCCCCACTGAACAGCGTCTTGAAATAAACCAAAATGGAACTAGTAACACGCTTACAAGTGTGGGTAAAGATAATTTAGTTGTATCTAATAAAATAAGAAGACTAACACCAATCGAATGTGAAAGACTACAAGGCTTTCCAGATGATTGGACTAAGCAAGGTACTGAAGGAATGATAAGTGACACACAGCGTTACAAGATGTGTGGGAACGCAGTAACAGTAGATGTTGTCGAAGCTGTAGCTGAAAGAATAAAACAAGTCGTTTATGCCTAGACAAAAGGGAGAGCGTAAATATATGAAGAAGACCGATGGTCGGAAGGGTAATGGCGCAAAGCGTGGCGATGCACTTGTCCGGAAGACTATGGCTACTCCTGCTAATCTAAACAAGGCTAAGAAGAACAGATCAAAACTACTTGCTACCAATGCGATAGAAGAGGTTTATGGGTCTGAGGCTAACTTCTGGAAGATGGTTGCTGAAAAGGCTGAAAGCTCTCAGTACGACCGCAAAATGGTTATTGAGTACATATATGGCAAGGCAATGGATAATCCTGATGCACTTAGTCAAGAGAAGAAGATTGACTTCTCCATTGTAAATATATTTCCCGGTACTGAAGCTCCAAAAGAGATTGAGGATATAATTGATGTAACACCTGAAGAAGATGAAAGTACCGAATCTGAATCCGAAGTATAAATCGTTTGGTAATGATTCTCGTTACTTCATTACTACAGGAGGGCGAGGCTCAGGAAAGTCTTTTGCCGTAAACGTATTCTTACTGCTCCTAACATATGAGAAGGGACATAAAATACTCTTTACTCGGTATACTATGGTGTCTGCTTCGTCTTCTATTATCCCTGAATTTATTGAGAAGCTGGAGCTAATGGATGTTGTCGAGGACTTTCGCATAACGAAAGACGAGATAACAAATATTAAGACAGGGTCTTCCATATTATTTAAAGGAATTAGAACTGCTTCAGGAAACCAAACGGCATCACTGAAATCGTTAAATGCAATAACCACCTTTGTCTTGGATGAAGCTGAAGAGCTTACAGATGAAGACACCTTCGATAAGATTGATCAGTCTGTTAGGGTGAAGACTAAACCTAATAGGGTTATCTTAATACTTAACCCAACCACTAAGGAGCATTGGATATGGGGACGCTTCTATGCAAACAGGAATATCCCTGAAGGATTCAATGGCATCAAGGATGGTATCACATATATTCACACCACATACCTAGACAACACTGATAACCTGTCTCAGTCGTTTCTAAATCAGATAGCAGAGATTAGAAGACGTAGACCTGAGAAGTACACACACCAGATACTTGGTGGATGGATGGAGAAGCAGGAGGGTGTTATCTTTACTAATTGGAGAGTAGGAGAGTTTAACGATAACTATGAAACGATATTCGGACAGGATTTTGGTTTCTCCGTTGACCCTACTACACTTGTGAAGTTAGCAATAGACAAAGGCAACAAGCGGATATTCCTCAAGGTGATGTACGCCAAGACAGGAATGTCTACTACACAAATAGCAGACTTTAATATTCGTTATGCAGGTCCGCACCTTATAGTGTCGGACTCTGCAGAACCACGACTGATTAAGGAGATTAAACTGAAGGGGTGTAACATTACTCCGACCGTTAAACGCAGTGGGTCTATATTATCAGGAATAGCACTGCTCCAGGACTATGACCTTATTGTTGATCCTGACTCCACAGAACTCATTAAGGAACTGAATAACTATGTGTGGGCTACTAAAGGACAGACAAAGCCTGTGGATAAATGGAATCACTGTATCGATGCTATCAGATACGCAGCTCAGTACGTCCTAGTAAATCGCACAAAAGGTGCATATACTATTAGGTAGTTTAAAATATTTTTGTATATTTGTCCTGTCGAAAGGCATATTTGTTTTAATTACCAAGTAGATAACCCTCATTTTTGTTTAGTTCTGTATTCCGTTTTGGGAACTAATCAGATTGGGGGTTTATCGTTAAACGCAGTAGGCTTTCTTAAACGCAGTAGGCTTTCTTAAACGCAATAGGGTTTCTTAAACGCAGTGGGCTCTTAAACGCAGTGGGCTCACTGATATCCACCCCCCCTGCTTCCAGGTCCATAATTCTTAACAATTTCTTAACATTAGCATAACGTTAACTTAACATTAGCATTGTATGTTTGTGGTGTAATTTTAAATATATATAATTATGTGGATACTAACAAAAAAGAAAACACGAGTAGAAAAATTCTTAGACGCTACAGAAGGCGGTAAGATATTCAGTGCCACCTTCGAAAAGAAGGATGGCTCGATTAGAACTATTAACTGTCGTAGAGACGTTAAGAAGGGCGTTAAAGGCGTAGGTATGTCTTTCGACCCTATGAGCAAAGGACTCCTTGTGGTGTACGATATGCACCGTAAAGGATTCAGAATGATTAACCTCAGCAAACTTATTGAGGCTAAAGTAAATGGTAAAACAATTAAATTTTTATAAGATGAGTAAAGAAGTATTTATATTAAGGACCACGGAGTTTTGGAGCTCCCCAGGAGTTGTACATATACAATCGATAGGATTCGAACCTGAAGATTCTGCATATATAGAAATCGATGCAAGGGCGTTATTGGAAGATATTCCACATCTATATAAAATGGCTAAACAGGCTATTAAGCAAAACGAGGTCCACGAGCTAAATAAGTATGTTAACTTCAAGAAGGAACTTGCTGGAGATTATAAAGGCAAGAGAGGTCGAAAAAAATCTATTGCATAGTATGGATAATGAGACACTTAAATTGGTCGAGGACTGTAGGGATTTATTGAGAGATATAAATTCCTGCACGGACTCTAGAGATAGCTCAAAGAAGCTAATAGAAAAACAGATACACGAACTAAATAAATTAATAGATAATGAATTACAAGAAGATTAGAAAACTGCAAAAGGAACACGGAGTTGATGTAATGCAACGCCTGATTGATGAAGGTGCCGTATGGCATATGGAAGGCTCAATGGGGCGCAATGCAATGGAGTTGCTGGAGACAGGGCAATGTATGCTCCCTAAAAGGCAATATACGGACTTCTATGGCAATATAATTCCTTCAAGGGATGATGTTAAGCCCGGCACTACAGGAAGCTATAAGAACGCTGTTAAGTATTGGGATTCTATTCACGACTATGATGCGCTTTATATCTGATTCTTAAACGCAGTAGGCTCTTAAACGCAGTGGGGTTTTTGAGAGACAACAGCCCCCTTATTTAGACTGATCCTAGATAGGGGGGCTTTACAATTTATTTACAATTTATTAACATTAAGTTAACATATAGCCACATAGAACGCCGTATGTTTGTAGTGAATCTAAAAATAAAAATATGAGTAATTTAAATTATATATCAAAATTATTGTTTGGGCTTGAATGGTCCGAACTAGATGAGGAGCAAAAAAGAACTTGCGTAATTTGGGAGACTTGTAATGAATATTAAAAATAAAAATATGAGTATTGATAGAAATAAGCACATTTGGGAAGGTTGGACCGTTGGAGACTTCATTAATGAGCTAGAACCAAGTTTTAGGATGATTCAAAACAAGTATATACCTACAACCGTTAAAGGCTTTAATTCTAAACTAGAGCTAAGAAGTTGGGTTAAAGATAATCAGCCGTATTATAAAAAACATATACC